GTATCAACTATTATCTAGAACGGTTCGGCTTCAAACCTGCAGAGTCTGAGCTTAGCAGATAAAAGAAGAGGGGAACCTCTCGATCCCCCTCTTCCCATCCGATCAATCTTCGGCAGCAAGTTTACTGAAGAACGCCAGATCATCGTCATCATCTTCGACGACCGCCTTAGCAGCTGGTGCTGCTTCTGCAGTACGGAAGGATGGGGCTGGTGCCTTATACTCTTCCTCGTCAAGGGCAACGCCACGAACCTTTGCTGGAGCAGCATTGAGAACGAGAACGTTATTGAGACGTGTCTTTAGTTCGTCATACGACTTAAAGTGCTTTGGATCCACGAGTTCCTGGAGGGAATGCTCCTGCTTATCATCATCTTCGAATAGTGGTGCGGGACTGTCGAATTCTGACTTATCGTAGTTGGGGTAACTCTCAACCTTACGAATCTTAAGCTTGAAGTTCGCACCTGACCAAAGATCGAAAGGATTAACAGGCTTCTCGTCCTCGAACGAAGGGTTCATGAGGTCGTTCAGCTTGTCGAAGATCTTCTTGCCGTACTTGTACAGGAAGACCTTACCTTCATTTTCTGGGTTGGCCGGATCCTTGACAACAAGGATATTGCTGTAGTAAGCAAGACGACGCTTTTGCTTACGTGCGGTTTCCTTATCAGCATCGATGCCGGAATTCCAGAGGGTGCTATTGAGTTCACCGACGGGATCATCCTTACCAAGAGTGGTCAACGACTTCTCGATGTACCACAGGCCGGTAGGTCCCTGGAAACCATGGTCCCAGATCTTGACGAATGGAAGGTCTTCACCGTTCGGTGCGGGGAGGAAGCGAATAACAGCATAACCGTTGCCAGCCTTATCGGTAGCACACTTCCAGAGCTTGTCGTCTCCTGAACGGTCATAGGTGGTATTCTGCTTGGCGAGTTCCTTGGTGAGCTTGTCGAAGCTAGAGGTCGAGGAACGCTTGAGGTCTGCAAATGACATAATGATTCTCCTTAGTATGTCGTTGTATTACGTTTAGTTCGATGTATGTTTTACCGAGAGGTACTTTGCACCACCATCCCATGGCATGAAAGGAATATCGGTATATTCAATATCATGCTCAGTGAACCGTGGGACAAAGGTCTCGGTAATGTATTTATCATTGTCGATACCAAAGATCTGGTTAGAATATGCAATTAACCAATTTTTAGTATTGCCAATGCGCCCCATGATCTCTTCACGAAGATCCAGAGGCATTTCGGTGAATGACCATGTACCGATCATCAGATCAGCATCTACAAGGTCATTCACATCAGAAGTATGTACGATGTTGGTATATCCCAATTGTTCGTGGTACCACTTCTGAATCTGTCCGACTTCCTTAAAGTCGTAGATAATGTACTTACCCTTGAAACCAAGCTTGTGTACGATATCAGCCATGTCGCCGATGCCGCCACCTAGTTCAACGATAGTGTCTAGTTGGCTAAGTTCGTGTGGACCCCAACCATTCAGGATAAGATGTGCCATATGTTGAATACGGTTCATAGTGGTCTGGAAGTCTTCGAACATGCTAAAATGCTGGAAGTCTTCTGGTCCGTTATAACCGATGCTTACCTCTTCAAGAGCAGCACGGACAACCTCACTCGACTTAGCAGCGATGAGTACCGGACCGATATAGTCAACAAAGCGGGCACGTGTCATAAACGGCACCGACATGACTGAAGCCCAGACCTTGAAACGTTCCATAGGAAGGTGTTCAATATCGGTAGCAAATACCTCACACATCTTTTCCCAATAGTTACCATCGTTGATCTGCTTAGCGCGGATCATCTTCTCATGGTTTTCTTTGGTACATGCAAGGGGAGCTGGCGTGGTCATTCGTGGATCTTCACGCTTCGGCATAGATTCATATTGAAAAAATTCTGTCATTCATCACCCATAAATTTATCTTTCAAGATCTTCCGGCACTTAAACATGTCATAGTGGAAGAACGGTTTGTACTTCATGCACTTCTTATATATCGTAGGCCACAGAACACCATCATCAATCTTTTTATTCCAGTGATTAAAAAAACCAAGAAGATCATTAAGGATGATTACTGTTTCGATACTTATTTCACGGCGTAGATATTGTTTAAGAAGGTATGGATGCTGTCCATTCTTTACAATAACATTATCGTCGAATTTTGTACACAGTTTATTTAGGTCTTGCTCAAAAATATATGTTAATGATTGTTGGCGCTTCAGCCAGTTGGCATAGACCTTCTCTGAGTCATCATTGAATAGATCACCTACCCATTTAAGATCACCATCAACAAAGTTGGCTACAAGATATTGTAGTGGATCTTTATGTTTAGAGAGTTTGTAGTACTGGTACTTGTCCTTACGTACCTCAAACGATTGTTGGGTAGCGCTGACCTTTCCGCTGTACTTGACATAGTCGTATGATGTGGTGAAATGACTCTTGACTGCTAGGAAACTTTTATATGCTTCATATGGCGTCATAGTGGGAGATGTGCCCTCTTAGGAAGGAAGTTCAGATCCTCACATTCAGATTGAAGCTTCGACTTGATCCGTACGTTATTACGAATGATCATAGCCGCAGCTTCAATCTCTACGTTGTTCGTCTCACAATAGTATACTACTGCGTCAAGATAATCTAGTTTGTTCTTGGTAACAAGAAGCTCAATATCTTTGATAAACTTTTCAGTTGTCAAGGCCTTTGCAAAGATAACGTCGTCCACCATAAATCATCCTCGATAAAAAATGTGTGCTCCGATTTGAGTCACACGGTGTAATCCCCAATTAGGATTAACATAGTTAGCATGATAGAATTTTGCGCCTTTAGTCACATCTCGTGTATTTCCAAGATAGACGTTTTCGGCTACTCGCTTCGCCTCTGCGAATAACTTTGTATCATGAATCTTCTTTTTGCCTTCACAGACCCAAGAGAATTGACATACACCCTTGGACTTCTGATGAACAACACTGCAAGGAGACTTTGGAAATCTGCCATCCTTGACCCGATTCATAACAACATGTGTTACGGCTACTTTGCCTTTTGTTGATTGATTGCCTGCTTCGAAATATGCATTCTCTGCAAGGCACTGGATTTGGTGTCTGTCATTGGCGCTGATATAAATTGGCTTCTTTACAAACACCGGCTTTTCGATTATTTTAACTTCCGGAACCCTTAAGATAACTGGTTTCGGATCTGGTGTTAATATGCCGATGATTAGCATCAACATCATACCAACACAAAAACCTTCTGCCCATCTTAAATAGGGAAAGTCTTCGATCTTTTCGAAGATTGACATTTGTACCTCTATGGTATAATGACCTTGGCTAATGCAGACTAGTATGTAGGTGTGTCTCAACACCATCTAGTCACACTGCTATAAGAAGATACAAAGAGAATAATATAAGGTATCTTCCCATCCATTTCCCTCTTACTGGAAATGCAAAATCATTAGTGTTTTCGTCGGTGGTAGGCGAACCCTACCGCTTTCTAGCCGCTAAGACTTGAAGTTTTGTAAGAGTCAATGGAGGGATTAACCTCCGTCATATTTTATTTATACACTATCCAGAATTAAAAGTACACAACTCATAGTACGTACAGTGCAACTGGTAGTAAGTGGTGGGTTTCTGTTGCTAGGTACCCACCGAACCCCGAAAAATCATGCAGCTAGTGCAAGATCTCCATATGCAGTGTTATCGTTTGCATTTGCGTTTTGTGGCGCTTTGCCAGTCAATCAGTCTCGAACCGCCTTATTCCGTTCCAGTCGATCCTAAATTTCGGGCCCATCAAAAATAATCTTCTTAGAATGAAAATTTAGGCCTGGATTTTTAGACTTTTTTCCTTGTCCTCTAATCCATCCTTCTGGAATAGTATCTCCATCTTTGATACATCGCTTTTGCGAAGGATCATTTAGATCATGATACCATTTCAGACCACCGGTACCTACTGGTTTTCTATTAGGATTTTTCCAATTGTATTTCATCCCTTTACGGTTAGAATTACCTTTGGCTGCTCCTCTTTTTCCAGCTTCACTGAGCATTTGTTGAACTAGGACTTCTCTAGTAAGAAGACCGGCTAATCCTTGCCATGCTAGATAGTCTTCCCATCTACCATGTTGCTCATATAAAATCCGATGAGCTTCTGCATGTTCTTCAATATTAAGCTCAACTAGATTTTCCGGTTCATCAGTTCCTCCTAGATGTCTAGGAATAATGTGATGCATATGTTTCATTCTTGTTCTCCTTCGATCCTATTTATAGTTTAGGATCGATAAAGAACAAAATTATTTTTGGTGGACCCGGTGGGTACTGCCCCCGTGTCCTCAGAACCTTTATTGTTGATTGTCAACAACTGATATACTATATATACAATGTTTTACTTTTAATGTACACAACTATTTACGATCGATGAGATAATAACCACTTGGCACGTTGGACGATCCAATCATCGTGTGGTAGATCCATGCCGGTCGATCCATCCCAGTTACTAAACTCTTCATCATAAAAACCAATATCAGTCTTCTGCTTCTGCAGTGCAACCAATTCGTTGGCCCAATCTTGCCACTTGCCATCGGTAACAACACTGTCATCCATTACGTAGTATAGATATGAATGAACCAGCATCTGTGTTCGACGTTGTTTAATCTTCTCTTCAAGACTCTGTACATGTACCGTAACGTCTGTGAAGAATGAATCAAGAGTTGCAATCATTATTATTACTCACGGTTGGTATAACCATTCTACAACAGTTTGGATCTAATGTACATCTATATTATGCTCTTCGACGAAATAATATTCGATGTATGGATCAACATTCATATCGCAAGAAAATACTAGTTTGGGATTGCCGCTTGTGATCCACCTTTCGAAACAATAACGATAGTCATGGTCTCCTGGATGATGTTTATCTAGATACTGAGTAGAGTCGATCGGATCTGGTAGCTTTGAAAGATACTCGGCAGTTGCCCACCAGAAGTTTCCACTGGTGATTACCGAATTGGAACGGATCACATGGGAATCACTGACACCGACTACATCATAGTGATGCAATAGACCATAGCATTTGGTCCAATTGGTAATCATCTCATGGTTTAGTGTTTCACGCCATGCAGCCACATATGGTGAGTTACTGGTTGCACCTTTATTGTGCATGTACAGTATACGAGCATCTGGCTCAAACTGGTGGCTCCAGATAGCCTTGAGAGTCTGTCCTTCGAATATATTCTGTTCGCCTATACCACGCACATCCATTACGTTGACAAATGGGTACCGGCGCTCGATATATGCTAGATCGACATGCCCAGTGATGTACATGTTAATCTTTGCAAAAGGTACTAGACCAGACTTTCTGAGTGTCAATAGTTGTTGATTCAACGCCCAGGTCCAATCAGAACCAGGTGGTGCAAAGAAGTGGTAAAAGACATATATTGGTTTCATAACAGAATCTTTTCTCTATTCGCTATCCCGGTTATACACACCAAGACTTTTTGGCATCACCGAAGTATGCACGAGCATATCCTTTGGTGATCAGCTGTTCGCGAAGTGACTTACCGTCAAGAACAATATCGCCGAGAACACGCCCACCAAACTTATCCCAATCGTATATAACATATTGCTTATTGACAGCCTTGGTAATCAAATCCTTGGTGAATACTGACGCAGCTTGACCCTTTGTATCTTCAGCAGGACACTTAGCACGGAAACCTTTTTCCGGAGTATCAACCCCAAATATGCGAATAGCAATTTCTTTCTTGAGTGGATCAGGTACCCACAGAGCTTGTACCACAACCGTATCACCGTCTGTTGTACGAAGAATATTTGCATCATACGTTGCACCAGCCGGCGTCCTTTGCGCAAGCGCTGGCATAGCTAAAGCCAAGAACACCAGGGCGAAATATTTCATTAGTAATCCTTAATTACAGGTTGTTTCCCAGAAAATGTACCGGTCACCATGGTGCCATTCAACAACCTGTTCACGAACACAATACCGTTCATCATATCGTGAATTGGGTGGATAGTAGCGGTTATCATAGTCACGATCGTAATCACGGCGGTCACGATCGTTGCGACCAGAACCAGCAACTACAGCACCGAGGATAATGCCACCAAGAAGAGGTGCAACCCAACCACCGCCACCGCGATGTCGTTCATGATGATCTTCATGGTGACGGCCACGTGCAAGTGCCGGTGATGCAATCATTGATGCTACTACAACTGCGGCTAGAATCTTTTTCATAACTTCAATCCTTGAAATAGTTTTCATTGATATCAGCGTACATTACCCGTTTCCTGGGATCGCCATCTACGATGCACGTAGTTAGTATCAATGCTTCCTGATAATCTTTTGTATGAAATTTTAGCGGGAAAAGAACCTCGTCCTCTTCCGTTTCGACACACATACCAACAAAATAACAACCATTTTCTTCTGTCATGCACTTATTTATAAAGGGAGGGACCGAAGCCCCTCCCAATACGTTTAGTTCTTACCAACACCAAGGGTAGGAAGAGGCATACCACCACCAACATAATGCGGATAGTGACCATCCCACTTTTCAATGGCGCGAAGCTGAAGGATCTGAGGGTTAGTCGAGATCGCATTAGCTTCAACCTGCATTGCCTTGGCACGACCTTCAGCCTCGGCAACCTTGGCACGAGCATTGGCTTCAGCCGTTGCAACGTTAGCCTGTGCAGCCAGAGCTTGCTGCTCGTTGGCAATCTTCTGATTGATCTGATGCATCACAGCATCAGGAACACGAACCGGACTTGCCCAATAGAGTTGTTCGACATTCAGACCAAATGGTGCAAAGAACTTCTGCACATCGGCCTGAGCCCTGGCAATCAGTTCAGCCTTACGTGAACCATAGATTTCCTCAACGGTCATGCTAGCAGCTTCACGGTTGATACCGCGGTGACTACAACGTAAACCCAATGTATAATTAGGATCTTCAATCACTACACCGAGGCGGCCGTCATACATGATGTAATCCCCCTGCTTAAGCAAGGTATTAACATTCGAATGATTTATCAAAGGTCCGTATTCCATAATAATCTCCATATAACAGTATTGAATGCGTTTAATTTATAAATACATTATATCAAAAGGAGGAATTAATGTACACATATTTGATAGGATGGTCGCAACAAAATAAGTGGTATTATGGTGTTCGATACGCTAAAGGATGTAAACCATCAGAATTATGGAGAACGTATTTTACTTCTTCACAATATGTTACATTATTTAGAAAACGGTTTGGTGAACCAGACATAATTCAGATTAGAAAAACTTTTACATGTAAAAACAAAGCAATTCTATGGGAGAATAAAGTTCTAAAAAGAATGAATGTTATTTACGATGAAAAATGGTTAAACAGAACTAATAATCTAGCCATTCGGAATGGAAACAATAGAGTTTATGGAGATCCGTGGAATAAAGGAAAATCAATTCCAAGAACTCAAGAATCCATAGACAAACAAAGATCAACCATAACAGGTAAAAAACGGGGGCCGTATGCCAATTATAATTATGAAGTCAGTGCAAAACGGGTAGTATTTAGAGGTAAAGAATACCCCAGTATCACTGCTGCTAGAAATGATACTGGAGCATCTTTTTATACAGTTAAACGCTATGCTGCTTCTGCAAATTCAGTAGCAAGCTCCAATGCCTTGACTTTAAGTCCCTTGTTGTAACCATACCAAGCCGACTGCAGTCGGTTGTCAGCGTTACGACCAATGATATGATCAGTCATAAAGGTCACGGAATTATACGCTTGCCACCATGTACCTTCGGCATACTCTGCACCAGGCTGTTGATCAAGAACATCCAGAGCGATCTGAGCATTCTTGCTGATGTCCTTCTTGGTACCAGCAACCGGGAAGACACGCTTGAAGTAGTCGATAACTGATTCGTCGCTGAAGCGCTTCGAACCGAGGTACTGTGCCATTTCCTTGTACTTTGCCAGCTTTTCCTTGGCGACACCGAGAGTTTCCTTCACGAGGTCACCATCGAACTCGTTGCGGTGAGACACCTTAACCATCTTCTCAGATGCACTGTTCAGCGACAGCGTCAGAGTGTTGTTGCAGACCACACGGATCGGAGTGAACCGAACGTCGATCGACCAACCATAACGGTGGGGGTTGGTAAACAGCAGGTAGGAATCAACCTGGTCACCCTTAAAGAGTTCGAAAGATTCCTTGACCTTGGCCAGCGCCCAGACCATCTGGCCGTCACGGAGCGAACCAGCAGTATGCATCTCCATTTCACCAGCAGCGATGAAGTCGTTGAAGAATTCGAACGCAGTCGAGTTCTGGTTAGGAATCCAGTCGTTGGTGATCACATCGAGGATCTTGTTGTCACGGTCACGGACCAGAGCCGAACGACCGATGTCGACCTGCTTACCACCAATCTCGGCGTACGCAGGAACCGGATTAACTTCCCAGTCGAGGTTAGCAGCCTTGAGCATCTGCTCAGGAGTCAGGTCGTTAGGAACCTTCGTGCCGAGACCGTGCCAGGGAACGTCACCGGCCCAAGCCATCGAAGCCTTACCGTCGAGCATTTCAATCATATGTGCCATAATGTAATATCCTTTTCAATTAGCTTATTATTCATACTACGATAT